AAGCCATTGAATCTTTATCAACTAGACAACCGACATTCATGCCAAAAGTAAGTGCCTCTGGTCTGCTTACATAAACACAAAGAAATTTCGAGTGATAATGTCCTTGAACACAACTCATACCATATTGTTGTACTAATTTTTCAATGTTTGCTACTTTACCATGACAAAAATAAACTTTTCCTGTTGGAGTATCTAGAGTTATATCTTCATGCCATTTCCAACCTTTACCAACTTCTAAAAAATCATTGTAATCTTTTAAATATGCTTTAGGTATTCCAGTTGAAAAAGCTCTACGATAAGCAAGGCTTCCATGATTGGAATGTACTAAATCCATTTTAGGAAATAATTGTTCCATTTCTTTTATTGTTTTAAGTGCCAGTCTGTGTTCATCACCAGCACTCGGTAAATCACTATCCGAGTCATGGAATGACAGGGCATGGTGATCTAATTCATCGCCTATATTGATGATCCTTGTTGGTTTGTATTTTTTTTTTATCCCTTTTAAAAAATCCAACATCTGTGGGTGTTGATAGGGTATGTGCTGGTCGCTTATGACCAGAATACATTTCTCCATAAGGTCTCCCCTCTATAATGTAATAATGTCTATAAATGTTTTGACTGTTTCAGCAAATACAATCGTGAACATAAACGATAAAGCTAAAACAACTTTTGTAAGAATATTAATTTTGTGTTCAATAGTATGCAGATGATTGTCTTTAATGCTCTTGATGTCTGCTTCCATCAATGCAACTTTTTTATCAAGCCTTTGTATTGCTTCGCTATTCTTTTGACTCTGGCTCGGCATTTTCTTTTTCTTTCTCATTTAACTTTCCTTGCAGAGCTTCCAGTTGAATATATAAACCTCTAATGATGTTTTCTTTTTCATTTAAAAGTTTAGTCAATGCGTTTACTGCTTCTTGTGGTTTAATTTCCATTATTTATTCTATGTTAATGAATTAATATCAAAATCGTTATCAGTAGTTTCTACTGGTGTTGGATTTTTATATGCATTGTTTTTTTTGTTAAACATATCATCCCAATGTTCTTGGTTCATAAGTTCTAACAATTCTGATTTAGTATAGCTGTTTGGTGTTTTTGATGGTGTATCTATCTTTTCAGACTTCTCAAAAATGTGAGAAAAATCACCATCGGTATATTTATATTTAACTTTCCATTCAGTAACATTACCCGCAGCATTTACTTTTGGAATTGCTGATACCCATTCTTTTTTTATTGACATAATATTCTCCTTTTTTTTATGCTTCTTCTAAAACTTTTACTTTAGCAGATAATTCTTGAACTGCTTTGATTAAAGGGAAAACAAACATTTCTTTTGATAGATACTGCGATCCATTTTCATCTTCTTGCCACCCAGCAAACCTATCAACTCCAGTTTTATCTAGAGCTTCTTTAACTTCTTGTGCTACCATACCATGCATAGTAACGTCTAATGTCATATGATTTTCCTCACCGTATTCTGCAAAATCTTCAGGAAATTCATAATTTGGTTTCCATTCATAAGTTACTGTTCTTAAATCATTTATGAAATCTAAACCTAAAACAGCATCTTTTATATTTTTCTTTTTTCGTACATCAGATGATTGTGTCCAAGTATTGTCGGATGTAAAAGTATTGAAAACAACATTACTTGGTTTTCCGAAACGAAATTGATTACTTGGACAGTCAATCGCATAACCCATACAAATTGCGTGCTGTGTGTCATTTGCAGTTGTATTATTGAAACCTCCAATATTTATGTTTCTAAATCCTGTTATTGGATCAGTACCTACACCATCGCCTTGACCATTTTGGGCAGAATGACCTATAGCGATATTTTGATAACCGCTTGTCAGTTGTCCCCCTGCGTTACTTCCAATACAAGTATTTTGACCTGATACTCCACCACCTCCTGTTATGTCCGTTCCAGCTCCATAACCAATAATTACGTTATGGTCTGCTGAGGTGATTGCATCGCCAGCAAAGTTACCTATAGCAATATTAAATTCTCCACCTGCAACTGATCCACCTAGTGCGGCTGATCCGATAGCTAAGTTATGGTTTTCTGTATCTGCTCCATCATATGCTTGATAACCAATAGCTAAAATATGACTTCCTGTAGTATTTGATGTAGCCGCTTTGTAACCAACAACAGTTGATTCAGACATACTTGATACTTCTTCAGCAGCTTCGTTACCAATTATAACATTGTAACCACTTGTAGCTGTGCCAGAACCACCAGCTAAAAATCCAATAACAACATTTTCTGCCGCACTTGTAGCATTAAAAAATGCATTTTTACCAATCATCACGTTTTTATTACCAGTATTCATATCAGTACCAGCTTGAGCACCAATAGCTACATTTGAGTCTCCAGTTGTAATCGCATCTAGTGCATTAAATCCATAAGCGGCATTAGATTCAGCAGTATTATCTGTGCCTGAGACATCGTGAGTATAGATAGAACTATCAGCACTATAAAATGGGATGCCACCAACTGTTACAGCAGTTCCAGACGCACTTATTGTGACAACTCCACCATCAGCTATCGTGATCGCATCGTCTCCATCTGTAAATTCTATCAATGCAGTTCTAATTGAGTCAGCTTTAAAATATTCAACTGTATCGTTGGATTGATCTAATTCGGCTATTGTAATATAAGCATCATTATCTTCATTTCTTATTTGAAGTAAATTAGTGTCAGTTTCATAAAACCATTGATTTGCAAAAGTTGTACTTGGTGCAGCTGTACCTGAGTTGTTTGATGCAACCGCAGATAAAGCATTGTTGATGTCAGACCTAGTATTTGGAAAAGTCTGATTTGCTATGTTATAATCGTGTTGTGCCATGTTGTCTCCTTATAAGTGATTTGTTTTATTTTGGCAATTAAATTGCTCTCCCTTGACCATTGGCTACATAATCAAAGGTTCTACTTATTGTTGATCCGCCTGAGTTAAAAAATTCTATTGTAAAACCAGTTGCAGATTTACTTGTAATTGTGAAGAAATCACCAGTAGCAAGGTCTTGAGCTGCAATCGTTACTGAAGGCTCTGCATAAAAAGCTGTTCCAAATGTTACTGCTTTTCCTGATGTGCTTGTTCCTGATACAATATTTTGTTGTCTGTCAGTTCGTTCCATCATAAATAATTTTACTTGGCAATTGTTTATTTTTGGTGATTGATGACCTACTGCTGATGTCAATTCAAGTTTAAATTTTGCAAACCTAAACTCATAATTACCATCTTGAAAAGGTGTAAAGCTAGTATAAGTACTATTATCATCAGATGTTGATATCAATAACTTTGCATCCATTTGCGGTTGCCCTGATGCATCGTCAAAATTTCCTTGAGCAGAGTCAAATAAACCTCCAGCATCATCAAAACTTGACACTCTATCAATCATATCAACATTTAAAACAGAAGATACTCTTCCTTGATATTTAGCTCCTAAAGAAAATTGATTTGCAAATTCATAACTTCCAGATGACTCAAAGCCATCTATTTCATCAAAAAAGCCTCCTTGATCGTCAAAGTCTCCAGAGACACTATCAAAGTTAGTTACTTCTTGCCCTTGTAAAAATAATGCACCATCTGATACCGCTACATCAGTTTTTGTACCAGCAAATGACGTTTCTTCAGTCAAAGTAAGTTGTAAGTTTTGACCAGCAAATGTGCTTATTGTCCCAATAACTGAAGTTGCTGTAACAGACTCATGTCCTAATAAGTCAACTGCTTTAATAAAATATGTTCCTGCTTTAGCTGGTACGATCACAGAATTAGCTGGTGGACTTACCTTATCAACTAATAATGTCGTATTAGCATAACTTGCACTCGAAGTGACTGGTGTATATCTAATAAAATAATGACTTAAATCTAAATCAGTGCTAGGTGTCCATTCTAAAACTGCAACTTGATCTTGAAAATCTATTGAAAGATTACTGACGTTAGCTGGTGGATCACTTGCACCTACCACAAAATGATCTTCAGTAACAAAAGCAGATTTGTAACCAAGAGAATTAATTGCTCTTGCTCTTACATTATAAGTTGCTCCGCTTTCAACTGCTATCTGTCTTACAGTGGCACTTGATATTCCAGATGTTTTATAAATAGTATCTGTTGATTTCTTGTAAACAACTTCAAATTTATCAACAAAGAAATCTGGTGTTCCTCTCAATGTAACTGTCATTATTACATTAATATTGCCCTCTGTTACATTTACCAATTCATCTGTAATTGATGTTATTGTTGGAGCATTAACAACTTTTGGATTAGGTAAGAATGTCGTTGGAGCATCTGGTGTTTGTATCTTTGTATTGTAAGTATAAACAGAAGCATCATATTCCAAACCTCTTACAGCAACAAATCCTGATTTATCTAAAGTCAAACCATTGCAAATAAATAACTTTGAACTAAAACCAAATCCTGTGTGAGTAACAGCAAATATATCTCCAACTATTAAGTTCAAAGCCTCAGATGTAGTTTTTAAAGCTATGCGTAATCCAGTTCGTGATCTTTTTAATGCAAGTTCAGCTAAATCTTCAGCTTGATAAGGACTTGTTGTTGCTGGTAGACTCATGTCAAAATGCAGTTCTTCGTTATTATCAGAAGCTAACATTGTGGCATACTTAAAGTCACTTGCAACATTGTTTTCTACAATTGGTGGATATATTACTTCATCTTTTTGATATGCTTTTTCTTCATTATCAAATCTTGCAATAACTCTGTTATATTTTTTTTCTTTTTCTTCACCGATAATTTTCAATCCACCGATCATCATATCTTCTGTTATCGTTAAAACAGATGATCCAGTTCCCTCAATCTTCAAAGTGTAAAGACCTCCAGAATAAGTAAAGAAACCTCGCATAGATGATATAAGGGTTTTTACATTATCAATTAGTTTAGTTTTATTTCCTAAAGCCACATGACATTCAAATAATTTAGTTGCATCAGCATCTACTCCTCCTCTTACATGGGTAACAACATTTGTATCACAAACTCCTTGAGCAGTTGTGAAAGCTGTTGCATCTATATCACTTGCAGATAAACCTTTTCCATACCTTGTTGAAATCAAATAATCGTGTAAACACAAAGCTGGATTAGCTGAAAATGCCATAGAAGTTCCACTTAAATTTGTATTCACTATTTTACCTCTGATAACAAAATTAATTTTTGGAATTCTATTAAAAGAGTCAGAGTTATATTTAAATCGAAAAGCCGCATGACATATCCCCTTACCTGTATGAGTATTGTCCCAACCCAAAGAATTCAAATCTCCAAAAGAGGTTAATCCACCTCCGTAATAATGTCCGTCATCTGTTCCATTAAAAAAGGTAAAGTTTGTTAAATAATGGATCGTCTCTATTCCATCAATTTCTTCAGTTCCTTGATATGCTGGGTGTGAAGTTTCAACAGAAAGACCTGAAGTATTTGTTGGAGCAAGTGTACTTAAACCTAAACTAGACATACTCGAAATAAGTGTTTTTGTCCCAAAGGTTGAGTCTGATCCAGTAAATGTTGCATAGAGTTCATCATCAATAAATAACTCTGTAAATCTTGCAACTTGACCTTCACAGAAAGCTAAAATAACAAACAGGAATTGATTATCGGCAGAAGTTGCTAACCAAACTATATTACCACCTACTTTACGAGTTCCATAAATAACTGGCAAAGCACTATCGGAGTTTCTTTTGTTTACTAATATTCCATCACCAGCCAATAAATTATCAAGATTAGGCATATCAGGCATATCAGGTATCAACCAACCAAATAGAAAATCTAAAGTATCATCAACTATATCATTTACAAAATCAAGTGCATCATCAACAGCATCTTCAAAACCATCTTTTATATCTTCGATTTCTTCGCACATTAGAAACCATACCCATATTTATGACCAACTCTACGAAATCCAACATCAGAAAATAATTTTTCTCTAGCTGGTATTTCTCTGCCATCAAGTGTGTTTAACATACAGGGGACTGCATTTTTATCAGCTATATTTTTAAAACCATCTAATAAAATTGTAGCTGTTTCTATACTCCTGTGTTCTTTTTCTATCCAAAAACCCATCTCGCTCAAAACTTTTGTATCTGCAAACCACCAATGTAAAATAGTTCCACAAACAGCACCGACAACTTTTTTTTCATGCACCAAACATAAAACACATTCATCTTCAATCATCTTTGCACCATAACGACTAGCTTTCATCATGTTAATAGGTGGAAAAACCATATCAGCATTTTTTATCATCTTTACAACAAATTCTTGAAGTATTTTAATATGTTCTTTTTTTGCTTTAATAACTTTATATTTAAGTGTTGTCATTCTGTTTACCCCATTCTAAATCAACAATTAAAGAATTTGAAAATTCAAAAAATTTATCTCCGCTAAATTGTATCTGTTGAGAATTGTCGTTTGTTCTTCTACCTCTTTTCATTTCAAAGTTAGCCCAATGGTTTTGACAAGTAACCATTAACGTACTTGATGTTGCTGTTTCATTTACTGTATAACCTGAAATATATCCAAGAAAAATTTTAAAAGGGTTATTAATTAATGCTCCACTATCGTTTAAGTAAGCACGAAATATTGTAACTGGTCTATGAATATGATTATTATTTAAAAATAATGATAAAAATGATTGATCTACACTGGTTAAGTTAAATGTAACATTTGATGTTGATATTTGACTAGATTCACTTATTGATGGAATATTTACTAAATCAGCAGATGCAGTATATGTATTGCTGTCATATGTAATATCAAAATATGCACTTGTTCTATAAAATGTAGTGCCGCCTATTTCAAACTGTATTAAATGTATTTGATCTAAATGGTCAGTTGCTAGTTCCGTTTGAAGATCAGAATGTAATCCTCTTGACATTAAATAACCTCAATAAACTTCATTTCATATCTAAAAAAAGCATCACTCGGTAATCCAAACTCTTGTATGTCGTTACTCAATGCAACTGTGAATGGAACACTATCGTAAGTAACTGTATCGTTATCACTCAAAGCAGTAGTCAATGGTGGCTCTATTGTAACTGTTGCTGCATTGCTTGAAGATGTAACATCAGAAACAACCATATAAACCTTATTATGACCGCCAAACTTTATAAAATCACCAGCTTTAAATCTACCTGATCCGTCAGCCGCAAATGCATCCATAGCAATAGTCGTATCACCGACACTATGCGATCCGTTTACTAAAACTGTTCCTGTCTCTACACCCAAAGCATCATCTATAATTACTGGAGTAAATTGAAAACTCTCTTTCTTTCCTCTTTGACTTACAATAAAAGCCATAATCGGAGCAAACTCTGATCTTGTCATTGGTGGAAAACCAACTTCCATAGACCATCTTTGGTTTTGTAATTGTCTAGCTTGTCTCCTACCTGATATTGAAACACTAACCATAGTTGTCTGATTAGATTTAATATTAATACTAGATGGCTCTGGGCTTGATGGAAAACTACCACTCATACTATATTACTTTGTCCTTTCTGATTTCTTGCTGAATTAATCATATTAACGATCTGTGCTTTTCTCGTATCTAATAAAGCACCGAAACCTTTTGCATCAACTGTGTTGATATTGAAAACTATGTGAGTTGGTGCAGACTCTAATTGATGATTAGGTGTTACAGTTCCAGCGGTAGCTGGTGTAAATAATTCCGGCCCCTTTTCTCCAACCAAGAATGGTTGATTAGCAACTCTTGCTCCACCAAATTGTGCTGGTGGTTGTTGAGCACGAATATTTGCAACTTGAGCTAAACCAGTAGCAACTGTCAAAGCCGCAACAGCAAAACTAAATGGAGGAGGTAGGGTTGCAAGTGCTTTTGTTGCACCAGCATAGGTATTCATAATAGCTTCACCAATCTGTACAGCTTGGTTTAATCTGAACATTTTTTTAGATCGTTTTGCACCCTCTGCGGCAAATGCTTTTAATGCTCTACCAGTTTCTTCTAGTCCTTCTTTTCTTGATTTAACACCTTCTTTTTCAACTTTGTGTGCTTCACTTGATGCTTTCTTTTGATCTAAAAATCCTTGTTCTACTTTTTGTTGTGCAAACGTAAGAGCCTCGACACTTGATATTGCTTCATTTACAGAAGCAGTCATATCTTGATAAGGAGCAGACATAGTGTGTTTATGAAGTAAATCTTCATAAGTATCGCTCAAATCTTCGGTAGTTGTTTTTAGAGTTATTTGAGCTCCAGTTGCTTCTGCTAAAGACTCTTTTTGTAATTGTAATTGTCTGTCAAATTCTCTTAATGAGTCATTATAAGAATTTTGTAAATTAGTATTTTCTTCAACTTCATCACCAAACAAACCAAGTGCATCAATAATTTTCTGAATACCAAATACAACTCCAGTTGCCGCCACAAATATTAGATTTTTTCGCATGGTAGCATTTAAAGCCATCATTCTAACATTAACAACAGTTATAGCGGTTGCCATTCCATATAAAAATGAAATTACTTTGACTGATATAATTGCAATTAATGCCGCTTTAAGTAAATCAAAATTATCTTTTAATAAAACAACAGCATCAGCAGTAAATTTAACTCCTGTTGCAAGTGCCTCTCCTATTTCTCGACCAAACTCTGCAATTTCATCTTCATTGTTTGCTAAAAACTGATTGAGGTCTCCAAACTGTGCTTTTAATTCAGTAAAGAAAGATTGGTTTACATCGTTTTGGAACTTGAAGAATTTATCTCCAAGCATTGATACAGTTCCCTCAAAGGTGTTTGCTAGTTCATCAGTTGCGTTTCCAAATCTACCACCCTTACCAAAAACTTCTTCAAATCTTTGGATAGTCTGGTCAATAGATACTTTTGCACCTTGCTCAAAACCTAATAAACTTCTTACACCTTTTTCTCTGAATACATCTGCGGCGGCAATACCACCACTAAATGCTCTTTGAATTTGAGATGCAGTAGTTTGAAAATCTAAACCAGTTGTTGCCGCTACATTACCAGTTATTTCTAATATTTTAGATAATTGATCTGCGTCTTTAGCGACAACAGCAAGATTACCAGATGCTAAACTTATTTCTTGTAAACTAAATGGAACTCTTGCGGCAAAATTAGCAAGTGCGTCAAATGCCTTGTTGCCTTCTGATACTGAGCCAAAAAGAAACTTAAATCTTACTCTTAAACTTTCAACTTCTTTACCAACTTGAATAAGACCTGATATTGCTCTACCAGCACCAATTGTAGCAAGAGCCGCACTTACAGCAAGTGCCGCAGTCTTTAATCCACCAAGACCTTTTTTAGATTGATCTATGGCTCTTTTGGTCTTATCTCTTGCGACTATATCTATATTAACTTTTTTTGTCATTTATCTCCTAGATTTAGCTTTCATACGAGCAACATTCGCTTGATGCTGTTCATGTTTTCTTTTATCTTCTAAAAAAATTATCCAAGTCATAAACTCCTCAACTGAGAACTCTAAGACTTTGTGAATAGGTAATTTAAGATAATCAGCCAACTGAACTATCATGTTATAGTCGTGGTCGTTATCTATTTTTTTTTAATATCTTTTTTTGTAGGTGTTTGCATCAACCAAGTAGCAACCTCAGACAATACATCTGGGTCTGACTTTTTCATCAATGCCATTTTGTGTTCAAGTGTAAATAAATTTTTACCTTGCTCGTCTAATGCAAGTTCAATAAGTGCGTATGCCAAACCCTCGATTGGATCAACTTCCATCTTCTTAAATAATCTACCTTTTTTTTCAAGGTTGATTGGCTCTTTGTAAATTGTTAAATCCCATTCCTCAACAAATTTACTTTCGCCTTTACTTAAGGAATTGTAATGATCTTTAATTTTATCAATTGCAGACATACGCAATTATTAAATTATTTACTTATTATTGTCAAATTATACTGTTGTTCTAGTTATTCCGCCAGTTCCTTGAACGGATATAGATTGTCTAATCGTATCATCCATTGTTACTGATGTTGAATTTCCAGTTACAATACAAGCACCTTGCAGTACAAAGTCTCCACTATCTGCACCCTCTGGGTGTAGGAATATGTTTACTGATGCACCTTCGATCAAAGTTCTTTGACCATTTGTATCTGTTTCGTCAAAATGACACTCGATTGTCGCTGTAAATGTTGATCTACTTGCAACAAATGATTTTGCTGAGTTTGCTAGTGCAGTTGTTTCGATTACATCAGCAGTTGTCTCAAGCGTAAATCCTGTTACTTCCGCTACTGTTGCTCCGCCAACCTTTACTAGACCAGCACTTCCTGTATGTACAGCCATTATTCTTCTCCTTCGTCTGTGTTAAATGATTTTGGTTTTGGTTTAGACTTTTTTTCTGCTGGGTCTTTCCAACCAGCTTCTTTGAGGTCTGCTACTTGATCTTCCCAAACCTCAACGATATCGCCTTCTTTATTTTGTAGTTTTTTTCTTTTTGCCATATTTTCTCCCTACTGGTTTTTTAGCTTCTGGATTGTTATGCTTATGTGTCCAACCATCGGCTAGAAATAAATTAGGATTTGAAGTGTGAACTACTACTCCATTCTTTATTAAATAAACTTTTTCCATAAACTTCTCCTATGGTGTTCCACTTGTAAATGAATACAAGCATCTTATGGTAATAATTACTCCGCCATACGGAAATATACTACCTTCGTCAGTTTCAACAGAAACCACTTGGGTATCAAGTGCGTTTCCATTTCTAGTTCTATCACTATCTAGTGCAGTTTCAACTGTTGATATTAGTTGATTTCTTTTTGTATCAATGTTTGTTGTCGTTGCACTTCCATTAGTAACAAAACCAAATATTCTAAAATCAATTGTACCTTGTCTAGTAATTCCGGTATTCTTGATCGTAATATCTTCTCTAGTTTCATCAGCAGTTTGAACAAATACTGCTGGAAATTGTTGCTGTGATAATTCTTCAGCATCAAACGGATTTCTTTCTACTTTACCAAATGTAATTGGACTGCTTACCGCAGATAAGGTTGAAACAATATGTGCCGCAATATCTTCTCTTTCACTCATAATCTTAAATCTCTCATCAATGTATCAGTAAATATTTTAACTGCTTTATCTTCTTCTTTTTTACCAACTGAGAAAAACTCTCTTTTAATTTGTGCTTTACCAACACCAAGTGTATCGTTGTAAAATGCTTTTAAATTCTGTTGTCTATTAGGAAAGAATATTTGTCCCTTTGTTTTGGAAAATGTTTTAAATGACATATTTCCTAACATTTGACCTGATCTAAATAGATTTGGTGTTGTTGTTCTTCCCTCTTTTGCTCTGCGTTTTGCATATTTAGCAGAGTAAGGTCGAAAAGCTCTACCTTTAAAATCTCTACCTTTTCTTGTTCTATCTTTGATTGCATTTTGCAAAAACATTGCTGTTTTGTTTAGTGCTTTCCTTGATGCGTTAGGTATTTTAATTTTTAATTGATTTAATGCACCTTTAGCCGCAGTAACATTAACATTAATATTTATTGCAACCACTATCTAACCAATCTAAGTTGATGTATTGCTACCTTCTCAGCATCGGCTATAGAACTATCCTCATCAGCATCATATTCAATACCATCTCTCAATATATCGGAAAACTCATCTTCATAAGCTGTACGATAATAAGTTCCCATTTGTTGAAATCTATCTTCGTCACCCTCTGAGTTAAATTTAGTCAATGCTGGACATATGTAATACCCAAGTGTTCTATAAACTGTTGCTCTAGTCCATTGTGAGTCTGTAAGTAAAGTTAAATTAATCTCTATACCACCAGCATAGCTTCTGTTTCTTGATTGATTGCTATGATAGACTGACCACCATCTGTTTCTAATATCTCTTTGCACATCTGCAATTGCTTGAGTTACAAATGCGTCTTGCTCACTTGTCGATAAACCCATATCGCCTATATCAGGCTGATATACTAATAAATCTGATCTTGTTGCAAATGCCATAATAAAATCCTTGTTAAATAAATTGGAGGGAGAGGAAAGGTACTCTCCCCCCTGTTGTTGATCTAAAATCTAGTAAAATTACTGGATTGTAGAATCAGCTTCGATCTCACAACCATGTCCATCGATTAGTTCACCAACACCATAAACTGCTGTTGCAACTAACTCTGTACCTCTGATTGAGGCATCTCTTTGTTGTTCGATTTTAAGGTCTTGCATCATTGCTAAACCTAGTGCGTCTCTGTGGAAAACTGCACCTTTGTAATCACCAGTAGTTCCCGGTTCATTACCAGATGAGTCAGCTATGTTTGATGTTTCATAAACATCAACACCAGCGATCTGACCTACAAAACCAGTTCTCAATGCTTCATTACCAACACCCGGATTAGGGTTAGCAAAAGTATTTGTTAAACCAGATTTCAAGTCAAATGCAACTTGTGGGTGTATAACACAAGCGAGGTCATCGCCCGGTACACCAGCCGCTCTTAGTTTTGCTACTGCTTGGAAAATTAATGAAGCAGACATTGTTGTAGATGCTGATCCAACAGTAGTTGAAAAACCACCAAACAGTGCAGTTAAGTCTAAATCAATTTTCTTTGCAATTGCTTCACCAAACAATTTTCCTAAGTCTCTGATTACATCTGACTCAGATACATTTCTAGAAAGATCAGTGACCGTAGCCATGATTCCTACCTCTGATACAGTCAAATCTTTTTTGGAAGTTGAGACCGCAGTATTTGTTAGGTCAGTTGCTTCTGCAACAGCTGCCGCAGATACAGTTGGGTAAATTGGCACTTGTAGTACCTTGCCTGAATTATTAGGCATTGTGAAATTTCTCACAAGACCTCTCATAATTGATCGCTCAGAAGCTACAAATAGAGCCTCAGCAACCAATGGGGAGATCAAATCATCTAATGTCGATGTTGTTGTTTCGTTAGCCATAATTTTCTCCTATATGGTTAAATTGTTAATAATTTTTGAATTTTTCCTTACGATATTCCATGTATCTGGCTTTATCTTCAGGATTATTCATATTTAGTTCCGCCAAGTTTAAAGGTTTAGGTGTATCACCGCCAACACTCGATTTACTTCCAGCACCACTCGGTGATGCTATTTTAAAATGAGGGTTGTCATCTAAAAACTGTCCAACATATTCTTTGATACTTAATGGTTCTCCTTTATCGTTATATATTGGAGCATTATTCTCACCAATGATTTCAGGTTTACCATCGTCTCCTAATTGGACTCTGTTTTTTAACAAATTAACTACTTGCTCTGGTTTGATAGCTTGCTGTTCACTTGCTACTTTAATCAGTGCATCATCAATTCGTACTTTCTGCAACTCGGCTTGGTACTGTGAAATAACTGCATCTTTTTTAGAAACAGTTTCTTTTAATACTTTATCAAATTCGCCTCGTTGTTTTTGCATTTCAACTTCTTTCGCTTCTTTTTCCTCTAAGAGTTTTCGTGCTTCGTCTGGGTCTATGCCATTGAATTTCTTTTCAATCTTAGCTCTTTCCCTCGCAAGTCGTTTTTCAATTATTTTATCCAATTCGCTTTGTGCAATCATTGGTTCTTGTTGTTCGACTTCCTGTTTTGTTTCTAGAGACTCAGTATTCTCAATCTCCGTTTTTTGCTCGTCAGCCATAGTAGTATTCTCCTATATTATAAGATCGCCATTTTCATTGTACCAACTAGGATCAGTCGGTTGCAGATGGTGTCGGCAATTATAACCACCTCTGCTTATAAATGGATCGGAAGTTGATTTTCCTTTCCAACTTTCAGATGACCACTTATCTCTAAGTTCATCTTCCGAAAATATTTTTCCTCTGTTGTTAATACAAAATGGTCTACTATCACCAATTATATCTCCATAATAGAGGAAATTTGTAAGACCAGCTTCAGCCGCTTTCGCTTTTGTAAACTGTCCATCAAACTCCATTAAACTATCGTGTGCTAATTGCTTGGCATATCTTCTCATATTATTGCCTGCTCTATCAGCACCATAAAAAGTATGTAATCTATCTATTGCTTTTTTTCTTGCAACTTCATCTGTTGTTGTTGCTACAAACTCTACCAATTCATCAATCTCATCTACATCAGCTTTGATATAAACTCCGTTTATTCTTTGCTGTAATTCCTTTTGCATATCACTAAATGATTTGCCAGCTATTGTCGAGGAGTAAACATTATCAGCAAGTGCATTGGTAGTCTCAGTTGCAATATCTAAAAAACCAGTGAACTTTAATCTTTTAAGATTAGTTATGGTTTCAATATCAATCTCAGTAAGTGTTTTAAATTTAACTGGGATCGGTAAGTCTTTCATATTCTCTATGATTTGTTTTGCAACCTTATCGTATTCTCTAACTGTATTATCAGCCCATAGTAAGTAATGCTTATCAATTGCTTCTTTCAGCTTTGGTCTAATCTCAACTGCTAATCGTGCCTCAAATAGTTTACCTTGCCTTTGCGGTAGTTCATTTGCAATCTTTACAACATCTTTTTCAAGGTTTTCAAGTGCAATGTTTAATCTGTTGTTATGTCTAAGCTCAATATCATCTACTAAGTTTTCTCTAGCTTGTGCAAGTTTCTCAATCTTATCCATTATCTTCTCTTGCCTTGTCCTCTATACTTCTTAAAACTTGCCTTTTTCTTTTTATTCATTGTGCTTGTGATTGGGTTACGACCAATCGATGTACCTTTTTGTATAGGTACATGAGCAGAAAATGTCTTACTCTTTCTCATCTAATCTTTTCCAAAACTCATCAAGTGGGTTATGTTCACAATTCATGCAAGGGCAACTAGGGCATTGACTTCCATTTGAGCAATGACATTCATGCTCACAGTTTTTGCACATCATTCGATAATTCTCTTAATTCGTAACCTTCCCATATCATTCTCCAACTCAACCTTTAGTTCCTTACACATTACTCTGATACCCTCTTGCTCTTCTCCTATTGATCTTGAAACTACTCGCTTTTGTGCTAAACAGTCAGCCATTCCTTGAGTTGGAACATACTCTAATACTTTATCCTCGTTTTGTATCATCATCATTGCAAATACCATTTCAATCATTAGTAAGTCCCATTCTTTTCTTCTAAATCAATAATTCTTTCTTCGTGAAACTGTATGGTCATATCGTTTTTTTTGATATTAGGTACTTCAGCCTCAATCTTTTCTTTAAGTTTGTCTTGCTCTTTTGATAAGAACTCTAACAACATAAACTGCTCTTGGTCTATTGGTTTCTGTGTACTAGCTTCTAATAAATCTTGTTGCATTAGCTGTAATTCAGTTTCAATGATGTTCAGCCGCTCAATCACACCGAATGCGAACCATGAGCCAACTAAAATTCCACCAATTATTGTTATTAAATTTTTAGCTGGGAGACTGACTTTGCTGTCCTCCGACAAATCTAATTTACTCGGCATCTTCTTCCTCAGCTACCTCTGCTTGAGTTTGTGCTGTTTCAAATACTCCTATCTCTGCTTGTGCTGTGATCTCATCATTGATCGTGCTGATTACTGCATCATCATCTATAACCGCATTTACAATCTGTTTATCAATCTCTTTTTGGAATGTGCTTGATCTTACACCACTTGCTTTTGCTTGTTGTAAGAAAGCAAGATCAGAAGCATAATCTCTAAGGTTAAAGCTGTCTGGGTAATCAATTTCACCATCAAATGACTTGCCTTGCCACATAGCCCATAAAGACCAGATTTGTTCTTCTGCATTTTCAAGTAAATCAGCCTTCTCACTCAATGTAGAATTTAGATTTTCAAACTCAGTCTGTAATGCAATCCCAGATTGTACTTGAGTTTTAGTTTGTCTAACACCAGACATATGAGTTGCTCTATCTATCATCTCAATCTTCTGTTCAATAGATGATCTGATCTCACTTAGGTTTGATCCACTCGGTTGCAATAGAAAAGGTTTTAAGCCACTGTCTAAATCATCTGGCATTGATATAATTGCACCAGCACCAGCACTCGCCTCAACTCCTTGAGTTTTAACTAAGCTAGGGTGATTAGATAATCTTATTAACTGTTCCATCTCAGATAACTCGTTGTAGATAGACTGTTGCAATAATGCAACATCTGTCAAATCACTAATACCAACACCTTGTCTAGGTGATCTTTTGTTATATAAACAGATAGCTGGTATTGTTCCAATCTGATTTGGTTTTCTTTCAATTATCTTTGATTTACCAGTTTTAGGCACAAACACATAAGAAATTTCATTAGGTGTCCACATTCTGTAATACGATCCGTCAGATGTAACTTCTTCTCTGACCTTGATGTAATCTAGTACATACCGACCACTTGCAGCTCTTACATAGTTCCAGTCCATCACATTGTCTGGAGTTATCATTGTCAGATAAGGTCTAATATCTTGACTGAGTTCTTCTGCTCTTGTTTGTGCATTACTTTCTGGTTTGTCTACAAATATCCATACATTGCCATATACACTAGAATAAGTCTGTGCGTTTTTCATAAACGCATTGAAATTCTGTCCGTCTAAATCTGTGTCAGTTAAGAATGATTCTAAACTAGGATCACTCTCTAATGTCCCATAGTTTCTAGTTGGCGGCACTCTGAATAAGAAACTTGAGTAAATGCTTATTACATTTCTACAATGATTGTCTATGGGTGTATAATTTATTCTGTTTTGATATTCTATATCTAGTTCCATTGCATATTCATGTAAGAAACTACCTGATCTATATTCTTCTCCACCAAGATATGATCTCAAGTAAAAGTTCCATCTATGGATCATAAGATCATAGTTTTCGTGTTTGTTTTCCAAAAATTCTTTGTCTCGAATTAATGAATCGATATTTTGACTAATTGAGTACATTATTTAACGCTCCATCTCTGAGGTAATTGTTTTGTGTATTGTTTTCTTATAGGGAACAAATAATCTACCGCATAGCCTATGGCATCGTTCATATGGTCAAATCCGCTATCCTTGTCAGGTTGCGTAGTTCCCTCTTTGTAAAGGTGTCTTTCCAAGCCTCTAATTATGTTCTTACACTTAGGGTCAATGAACATCATTCTTTGCTCGTTTGTATTCTTCAATCTGGAGTTAACAGCATTTATTCGATCCCTGATCTGTGGGTGAACATTTTTTACTCGGACTGTAAATCCAGCATTTTGCAATATGTTTAGGTCAGTCCTACCACCAGCAGAAGTTTTCCGTTGTTTACTAGCTGGGTCAGGATAGACAATTATTGATCTGTTAGGGTATCTTGATTTTATTTCCTTGACCAATTCGTCTGTATTTGACGAGTATATTACGACCTCATCAATAAAATTTATAATATTGTTCTGTAACTGAAATATAGCCGCAGACATAGGGTCTATGTTAAAGTCCATACCAATATGTAAGGTTGTATTATTATCTTTTAAACTTCTTACATTTTCATCTCGATCAAAGTTGTAATATATAGCTCCAGCATAAGTCTCAAATGTTGCTAGATATTCTTGTCTGAATGTCCGTTCATCAAGATCATTCTTTGCTGAGTTTATCTCATCTTGATCTACTTGACCGCCATCGAGAGTAGTAAACTGAAAGCTGATCCAGTCCTTGTCCTCTTTGCCTTTACAAAAAATATCGTAAAACCAATTGCCATATCCTCTTGGAGTGCCGCAGAATAAAGCATCACCTTTGACATTACGATCAGATAATGTAGGTCTAAGTACACTATACCAAGCCTCTGAGGGGACATCAGCCGCCTCATCAATACACAGAAAATCCAAACCGACACCTCTTAAGGCTTGAGAAGATCGATCTGCTCCTCGAAGTGATATTTCTGAGTTGTTGTGCAGTCTAATTGTAAGGTCTGTTTCGTTTATATAACTAATTAATTCGTTTTTTAAGGCTACCTCTTTCAGTTTAGCCCAACAAATTTGTCTTGCTTGTCTATAAGTTGGAGCAACATACCAAACTTTCTGCTTTGACTTCTGACAAGCATATTTTAACAACTCTCCGATTGCCAAGTGCGTCTTACCAAATCTTCTTCCAGTGACTAAAACACGATTCCTAGCTGTGCTTAGTGCTACTTGTTTCTGTGTTGCTGTTAAGGGCATCTATTTTTACTTGTATGGTTACTTTCCGACCAGCATAATCACTATTAAAATAAAATTCTTTCTTTTCCTCTGGTTTAAGCTCATTGACCTTCTGATTGAGCCATTGCATAATCTTTGAACTGTCATTCATATTTTGAAACCTTTTTTCCAAGCCTGTAAAGACCAGTAAGCCGGAGAGAGTGTTTTTTGTCCCTTTACTTCTTTTAGTATAGCACCCATTCTCGCATTAAATGATCTCCTTCTAGCTGGATCATTTCTACCAATACTCATGCCTTTTTGCCCAAAGTTAATCTTCTTTACATTGCCTGTTTTCTTG